TAGCGTCGCAGAGCTTGCCGATCAAGAGAAATACAAAGAGCTTCAAAAGCGAATCGACGCATCCGGCCTTCTAGAAGATGAAAAACAATTCCTGCGGCTCGCAGCATCCCGCCATATAGTTTTTGATTATCAGCAGATTGCTGAATACTACGCGCATTCGAATAAGGAAATGCAGGCGCTAATGGAGGAATCCGCCTTGGTAATTATCGACTTCAAGCAAGCCATCGAGAAAGGATTTGTAAAACTCACCGATCGTATCGCAGGGCAGTTTAAAGAAGACTTTACCGATGAGTAATTTTGCCGCCTTCATTCTTTCTCACGGCAGGGCGGATCGGGTTTACACCTATTCGACTTTGCGCAAGGCAGGCTATACCGGGCGCGTCGTCGTGATTATTGATAATGAAGACAACCAGGCCGCGCAATACCAAGAGAAATACGGCGATCAAGTTTATGTTTTCGATAAGAAACGGATTGCGAAAACCACTGATCACGGGGACAACTTTAACAACCTTCGCACGACTACTCATGTCCGCAATGCCATATTCGAAGCCGCGCTAGAGCTTGGCATTGATTCTTTTGTCATGCTTGATGACGATTATACCGACTTCCGGTATAAATTTACAAGCGTAGGCAAATACGGTGACTGGCTGATCAAAAGAAATCTAGACAAGATTTTCCAAGCAACAGTTGATTTCGTAATCGCGGCGCCGAGTCTGCTTTGTGTTGCATATTCGCAAGGTGGTGATTTTATCGGCGGAGGCGAAGGCTATGGGGCAAAAACCATAAAAACAAAACGCAAGGTGATGAATAGTTTCTTCTGCCTTACCGATCGGCCTTTCAAGTTTCTTTCCCGACTAAACGAGGACGTCAATACCTATGTAACCATTGGCGCTCGCGGCGGTCTTTTCCTAACAATTAATCAATTCGCCTTACAGCAAAAGGAAACGCAAACGAACGCGGGCGGTATGTCAGACGCCTATCTCGATAGCGGCACCTATGTCAAATCCTTCTACACCGTAATGTATGCGCCAAGCTGTGCAACGATACAGCCGATGGGGGCCGTGAATCCACGTCTTCATCACAAAATTAACTGGCGTAATGCGGTGCCTAAAATCCTGAGCGAATCGATAAGAAGAAATGCGTAAAAAAAAACCAGAGCCACCACCACAACCCGCATCCGATCTCCAGGGGAAAATCCGCGAAGCCGAGTTTAAGAACATCCTTCAAAAGCTGAAGGACGGCAAGACGCTGACGGCGCGAGAGTCAAAGATCGCTGCGGAGTTTGCTGAGCAGCGTGACGGAAAAAAGAAACTGACACAGGCCGAACTCGCGGAGCTGTGGGGCATGACGCAGCCGAACATCCACAAGATGGTAAAGCAGGGCATGCCGATGGACAGCGTGGAATCAGCGACGGCTTGGCGCAAAAAGTTTTTGGAAGAACGCACGCCGGCAGACTACAACGAAGCGCGAACGAAGAAGGCTCTCCTCGAGTGCGAGAAATTGGAAATGCAACTTGCGATCTTGAAGGGCGACTATGAGCCGAAGGCGCAAGTGCGCGAGGACGGCATCCGGATCGGCGCTATCTTCACGGCGAAGCTCGCCGCGTTGGTGAACGACGCGAGCGGAGCGTTGGCAGGACTCGACGAAGTGACGCTACGGAAGAAACTTCATGATCGCACGCAGCAGATCCTCTCTGAAATCAAAGACGAACTCGAAAAACCATGACACGCTCACAACTCTGGAAAATCTACACCGACCGCAACCCGTCATTTGCTGGTGACGGAAACGTCACGATGACCGCGCGCGGGCTTCGGAAGATGTTTGAGACGACTTGGGACGTGGCTTATTTCGACGGAGAAATTGAGTCGGACGGACCATATCGTCGGGATCAACCAAATGATCAGGTCGAGGCGCTGAAAAAAATGTTCGGCATGAAATGAGTGGATCGAAACGCGCAGGCACAGCCGAGGGGATCAAACTCGCCTACGACGGGACGATTCTCGACTGGGCCGAGACGCACGTGCGCTTTCCGAACTCAGACCGCGCGAGCCGCTTTGACCGCACGGTCGCGCCGTGGATGAACGATGTGCTGCTTGCTGTCACAGACGACGAAGCCACGCAGGTCTTTCTCCGCGCGAGTACCGGCGCGGGCAAGACGACGATGATGGAAACCCTTGCATGTTTCATCGTCGCGCAGAAGCCGGGGCCGACGTTGTTCGTCGGGCAGACTGACGACATGGTGAAGGACTGGACGGAGTCGCGATTGCTGCCGATTTTCAAAGAGTGCGAACCCGTCCGCGCTTTGTTCCCCGAAGATAGGCATGCATTGCGCAAGACGACGATTTTCTTTCCGCACATGGTCTTGTTTGCGGGGGGTGCGAACATGACGAACCTTCAGGAGAAATCCATGCGCTACTGCATCGGCGATGAGGTCTGGCGATGGAAGGACGGCATGATCAAGGAGCTGAAGGCTCGGCATCACGACCGCTGGAATCGCAAGACGTTCCTCTGCTCGCAGGGCGGAGGCAGCACCGATGAGATGGAACACGAGTGGGACAGCGGCACGCGCGAGGTCTGGGGTTGGACGTGTCCGCATTGTCAGGCGTGGCAGAGATACACGTTCGACGCGATCAAGTTTGAGCAACCGAAAAACGCAGCGGGTGAAATGCTTTGGGACGCGGTGCAAGACTCGGTGCGGATGGAGTGCGAGCATTGCAAGGTTCAATTTGCCGACACCGCCGCGACTCGTCGCAACCTTTCAAATACTGCAACCTTCCGCGCACTCAACCCGAACCCAGTCCGAGGCCATCGATCGTTTGAAGTGCCAGCCTACGGAGTCTGGTGGATTCCGTGGTTCTCTATCGTCAAAGAGTTCCTCGAAGCCAGCGAAGCCAAGGGCAACGGCAATCTGGAGCCGCTGAAGCAATTCATCCAAAAGCGCAAGGCGCAGACGTGGCAAGAGGAGATTGTTTCAGACCTGCCGGAGATCACAGCAGGCGACTACGCCAAGAGCGACTTTCTCGACGGGCAGAAGATCGACGGCGAGCACCGACGCTTTCTCTGTGTGGACAAACAGCGCGATCACTTTTGGTATGTCATCCGCGCATTCCGTGTGGATGGGTCATCTATGCTTTTGTCCGAGGGCAAAATCCTCACGTGGGAGACTATCGAATCGCTTGCGTTGCAATACAACGTGCCGCCTCGAAGCGTCGTCATTGACGCGGGCTACGACACGCCGCTGGTTTACGAGCGATGCGCACGCAACGGTTGGACCGCCTCGCACGGATCGGGGCAGGATGGCTTTTCGCATATTGACGGCAACGGGCGCCGCGTGAAGAAATTCGTGTCCAAGATCGAGACGGCAGTTGCCGGATCAGACAACCTCCGCGCGTTCTACTTTTTCCACTCGAACGAAAAGATCAAAGACAAGCTCGCTGCAATCCGCCAGCCGGATGCTATGCCGAAGTGGGAAACCCCGAGGGATGCGTCCATAGATTACCGCTCGCAGATGGTGAGTGAAATGAAAAAGGACATCGTGAATTCCAAGACGAAGCAGGTAGAATCGCGTTGGGTGCGGATCGGCGGGAGACCAAACCATCTTTTTGACTGCGAGTGCATCGCGCTTGCGTCGGCTATGCTCGCGGGAGTTTTGCCGATTGGGGAGTGACCATTTTCGTGGCGTCAGGAAAATGGTCCCCGCCCGCAGATCTAGTGTTTATGCGGCTCTGCGAGCCTCCAAAATTATTTTCATCTTTTTGAAAAAAAGTTGTTGACGAAAAACCAAATGTGTGAGATAGTCATTCCAGATCGAAGGCACCACGCCGGAGACGAAAACGAAAAACCAAATCAAAAAATGAAAATTACCAAAGCAACCTTCAAAAGCTTCATCAAAAAAAACAAAAAAACCCTGAAAGTTTGGATACAAGCAGAATTCGATGGAATGACTGATTGCGTTCAATCAATTAGAGGTTCTTTTGAACCCATGCAAGAGTCAGAAGAATGGCCCGAGCACAATTTGGGGATCAAAGGGATTTGGCTGGTTAATGGCGGTCGCGATTACTTCAGCAAATTTGAAGAAAACGGAATGGTTGGAATTAAATATTTTAATTCTTGCGGACGCGGGGTCGTAGCAATCCCCGCCTAACCCACCTGCGCGGGTTCGATCCCCGCGCCAGCCAAAACAAAAAATGAAAACCTTCAAAGTAATCTCCGAAAAAAAACAACTGAACATTCAAGCAAACAGCATTGCCGCAGCCGCAGCAATCGTCCTGCAAGTTGAGAATCCAAATAGGCAAATGGGGTCATGGGCTCGCAGCTATTCAGATGCTAAAGGCAAAGCCGCCACAAAAAGCGTTTATGTCTTTACTCAAGACGAAATCGTTCCTGACTTTCTCTTCAAGTAACAATTCCCAAAGCGAGGGTTCAATCCCATCGCAACCCCTTCCCATGAAATGCAAATTCTGCCAGTATGAAATGAGTGGAGATGATAAATATGGTTGTCCAAATTGTATGAGCGAAGGATTTAACTCCACCCACGGCGGCGCGCGCAAAGGAGCGGGCCGCCCGAAAGGCAAGAAGAACGCCAACGCCAAGGGGCGCACAGCCGTCACACGCAGCGTCTCCATGCCGGCCGAGGCATGGCGGAAGCTGGATCTTCAGCGCGGCACGCAGTCGCGCGGGAAGTTTTTTGCGTCCAAACTTTGACAGCCGCGCCCAAGGATGGCGCTTTCAAAATCCTTTTTCGGTCTCCCGCTTGCAAACTTACAGAGTTTGCAGACGCAATTTATCGCGTGCCTTGAGGCAATCGCTGTGGCTGGGGCGAGTTACAGCATAGCCGGGCGATCGTTCACCCGCGCGAATTTAAGCGAGGTCTCGCAAACGCTGAAAGAACTTCAGGCCGCGATTGATAACGCCAACGGAACGCGCGTGAAACGCGTCGTCTCCGCATTCCCAACCCAAAGGCCGTAGATATGAAACAAGATTTACTCACTCGCGCCTTGGCCGTTGTTGCTCCTAAAGCCGCAATGGCTCGCATGATAGCACAAGATCGACTTCGCAATTTCGGGCGGTTCGACGCGGCACTCGAATCCAGCAAGCGCGGCATCTCTCGCAACATTGCCGGAGGCGAGGACACGAGCGGCACAGCCGAGCGTTACAAACTCATCCGCGCGGCTCGCGACTTGGCCGATAACTTCCCACCCGTCCGCTCGTTGCTCTTGAAATTCGCAACCTACGTCTCGGGCCGTCTCTCCTACCAAGCCCGCACTGGCAACAAAGACCTCGACGCGCAGATTGAGCGGTATTGGGCAGACTGGTGCAGCAAGTGCGATTTCCTACGCCGTCACGATTTCACGACCCTCTTGCAACTCGCTGTCATGGCCATCCTCCGCGATGGCGACTGCGGATTTATCATCGTGCGCGACGGGTCCGAACTCCGATTGCAGAGCGTAGAAGCCGACCGCATCGGATCGCCTTACAACCGCTTGATCGACTCGGACAAATACATCGGCGGCATCATGCTGGATGAATACGGCAGGCCGGAGAAATATCAAATTTTCGTCCGCACGATAAACAACCAATACATCGATTTCACGGACATTGACGCAGCTGAGTTTATCCATCTATTCGACGCCACGAGGCTCGACGAATATCGCGGACGCTCCGCATTCGCCACGGCGCTCAACGCCGCACGCGATTTGCAAGAGGCACTCAAAGCCGAAATCCAAGCGATCAAATACGCGAGTTACCAAACCGGCGTCATCACGACCGAGAACGGATCGGCGGACGCATCCGATTACTTCGCGACCAGCTCGAGGAACGACAACGGCGAAACCGCCAAGCTCTCAAATATCGACCCCGGCGCGATCAATTATTTGTCGCCCGGCGAGAAGATGGAAATGTTCCAGAGCGAGCGCCCAGGCGGAGCGTTCGGCGAGTTCATCCGGCTGGTGCAATCTCACATTTGCATGAGCGTCGGCTTGCCCTACGGATTTGCATTCGACGCAGACAAGAGCGGTCCCATGGCTCGCATGGAGGCAGCGATGGCCGAGCGCACGTTTGCACGGTGGCGCGGATTGCTCGAATCACAATTTCTCAACCGGATCAAAAACATCGTTCTTCTCGACGGCGTTGCACAAGGGAAGATTGAAGACTCAGAATTTTTGCTCGATGGCCGCTGGTGCTGGCCAGCAAAGGTCAGCATCGACTACGGACGTGAGGCGACTGCCGACATCGCACTCTGGAAGGCTGGCTTAAAAACAGCCGGTCAGATTTACGCAGATGCAGGCGAAGACTACGAAGAAGCACTTCGCGCAAGGGCGAAAGAGGCCAGCATGATCAAGGAACTCGGGCAGGAATTTGAAATCCAAGCTAGCCGGATTTCCGATTCAGTACCTGAGTCAGCAATCGACATTACGCCTGAGAGTGGCGAGGTTGCTCCGCTCATCGAAACCATCGGCATCGGCGGGACGGATGCGCTCTCGGGAATCCTTGCATCACTTGGTCGCGGCGAACTCTCGCCCGAACAGGTTGGCATCATTCTTCGCACGGTTTTTGGCATGGACGAAGCCAGCGCGAATCAGATTACGAACGCAGAGCCAGCGCCAACACCGGAACCTCAACCAGCTGCCGCCTCGCAATTCGAGGAAGGCAAAAACAAACCCAGCAACGGCATGATTTCCGAAGCCAAGAAGGGATTGGAATGGCGTGAGAAATTCAATCGCGGCGGGACAAATGTCGGAGTCGCCCGCGCTCGCGACATCAGCAACGGGAAGAATCTCTCCGACGAAACTGTGAAGCGGATGCATAGCTATTTTTCGCGGCACGAAGTTGATAAAAAGGGGCAGGGTTTTCAACAAGGTGAACAGGGATTCCCATCTGCAGGCCGCATTGCATGGGCGCTTTGGGGCGGCGACGCAGGCCAGACGTGGGCGGCGGACAAGATGAAAGGCATCAGGCTGGCGACCCGACCCGAAGTCAAAGAATTTGCTGTAGTGGTCAACGATGTTTACGGGCACTTTCAAGCCGTGCAGCACGAGACGGCGATGGTCATGCCAGAGCCGGGGCCACGCGAGCAGGAGGAAGACTTTATCGACCGGTGCATGGTTAATGCCACCATGGAGTCCGAATATCCTGACTTCGACCAACGTCTCGCAGTCTGCAATACTCAATTCAGAGGGAAAAATATATGATCGCACAAGGCATCGCACTCGAAGCAAAACGCCAATTCTTGATTGGCATGCACCAACCGACAGACACATACAAGCTCGCGCTATACACCAAGCGCGCGAACATCGGGCCAGCCACCGCGCACTACACCGACGAGGGCGAAGTGAGCGGCCAAGGCTACACTCGCGGAGGGATAGTGCTCACCGGGTTCAAGGCTGAAATGGTCGGTAAGAACGCGGCGGTAACCTTTAACGATGCTAAGATCGACCGAGCGACATTTACGGCGCACGGCGCTATTGTTTACAATGCCAGCAAAAACAACTCGGTGATCTGCACTTTGAACTTCGGCAACGACAGACCTGTTTTCGACGGGGCTTTCGAGATTCGCTTTCCGCAACCTAACGAAAACTCTGCTCTGATTTTATTCGCATGATCGGCGCAAACATTCCAGCACCTGCGTCGTCGGCAGTCACGGCGGGATCCACAAACATGTGGATTCCTGCCAGCGCATTCATTCCCACAACAACGACAGGTTGCGGTGTAAATTCTGTGGAAATGGCGACCAATAAAATAAACTACGATGCGCTTGAGTTTGATACCGCCATCACCGAGTTTGCGCAATTTATGACGGTTATGCCGAACAATTACAATCTCGGCACAGTTCAAGCTCGATTCTTTTGGACGGCAACCACAGGCAGCGGCACGGTGGAGTGGGCTATCGCTGGCCGCTCGTATGCCAATGCCGATGCAATCGATCAGGCGCTCGGCACATTGCAGGCAACTAATGATACACTTCTCGCCGCCAACGATATTCACATCACCAGCCTCACTCCCGCCGTCACAATCACTGGCGGCCCCGCGCTCGGAGAGCCGGTGCAATTCCAGATCTCCCGCCAAGTCGGCAACGACACCCTCGCCGTCGATGCCCGACTCCTCGGCGTCGAAATCGTCTTCAACTAATGAGAGCGCGGCACAGGCATTTTAATCCCAAAAACGCAGGAGCTACTGCCGTCTTTGATAGCCGTTATATTTCTGGATTGTCCGATGGATCGGCGGTGCAGACTTGGACTTCGCGCACTGGAAGCAATAACATCTCTCAAGCGACAGCCGCAAACAGACCAACCTATGAGACAAATGAAATAAATGGGAACCCAAGCGTGCTGTGGGATGGCGGGGCTAATGATGAATTGACCTTCGCAAGCGCGCCATCTTATGCCAGCGCATCTATTGTTATCGTTTACAAAAACAATGATGCCGTCAACGGTTCTGTGGTGTTTGCAAGAAATAGTAATTTTAGCTCATACACTTATTACGCCACCAATTTTTGCAGGTTTGAAATTGGAAATGATGGCCTTGAACGCTCCTCGGATAGAACGCATAATTTGGGAAATGTGTTTTTAATCCTGTCTGCGACAAAAAATGGAACAAGTTCCGCTCGTGTGCATGGCAACGGAATAGCTGGTAACGAGATAACAACAGGGATCAGAGCAAATTTCCAAACGACAGGCATTGGGAAATATTTATCTACCACCTTTAATACCCAAGGGCACCTCGGTCTCGCGGTTTTAGCTGATACTGCATGGGGTGATCCGCTTCGTCGTCGCCTTGAACACGCCGCCGCCTTTTCCTTTAAAATCGCCTGCAACTAAACATGAAAACTCACCTCCGCTACGACAACCAAACCCGCACCGAATCCGACCAAAGCGTCATCGAAACTCTCGTCCGCAAAGGCTGGGAAGTTTACGAGCCAGAGCCAGTAGTCGAAATCCCGCCTACATTCTCTTCCGAAGCATGGCTGGAGCATGAAGGCTACGGTGCAATGCGTTTGCTCGGCCTTCTTGATCTGGAAGTGAAATTCATGCAGGCAGGCGCAATCCCGCCGAAGATGCAAGCCGTGCGAGCGTGGATCAACACGATCCGCGCACAATACGCAGAGACGAAGAGCGACTGGCAACCAGCACCTCACACATTTGAATCAACCATGCATGAGATCGCACAACAGGAAATCGCATAATGGCAAACGAACTAAATACAGCACAGGCAACCAGCGGGCTGAGCATCACCGCACAACTTTTCAAAACCGGAATCACGGTCGGCTCGCCGATAACTTGCTCCGAAGTTAGCACGTCAAGATTTTACAG